GATTTTTAAAGTAAAAAGTAAAAGTAAAAAACAATTTATAAGTTGCTACGAAAAAAAATATACAAAAATAATTTTTGAAAGTTTATAGTATTTATATATATATTTTTTACTTATATATATATATACTTAATAATCAATATATTACAAGGTAAAAAATAGGTAAAAAATAGGTAAAAAATAGGTAAAAGTAAAAAATTATGAAACAATCACTAAAACAACTTTCAGACATCCAACATGCTTACGCTTGCGAACGTACTCGTATGCCGGCTAACTATGTAGTTAGAACTAAATACAACGATGCAACGGCAAACGGATTAACAAATTGTGTAACTGATTACATTAACTTTATAGGCGGTCAAGCTGAACGAATATCTAACACTGGTAGGTATATTGATGACAGCAAAATAGTAACCGATATACTCGGTAACCGAAAAAAGATAGGTTCTGGCAAATATATTAAGGGGCAAGGCACAAACGGAACGGCTGATATCTCTGCAACTTTTAAAGGTAAATCAATAAAGATTGAAATTAAAATGAAGGATAAACAGTCCGAAGTACAAAAGGAATATCAACAAGCTATTGAACGCGCTGGCGGCATTTATTTTATTTGTCACAATTTTGATGAGTTTTTAGAAAAATTTAATCAGATCACTTAATGAATTTAAGTTGTTGACTTTGAAAAATATTTAATATATTTGCAAATCAATAAGGAACAACTTATAATAATTGCAGCAAACAGTAAGATGCTTAATGGCTTATCGACTAAGCTATGTAATTACAGAGATATTAAAAATGACTTATTTCAAGAATTTTTACTATACCTTTGCGAGAAACCCGAAGACTTTTTAATTGATAAAGTAAACAAAGGGCAGTTTATATCTTACTGTTCAAATGTTATTAAGGGTATCAATTCGGATAGACATAGGGCAAATAAACTAATTAACACAAAAAATCCCTTAGTAGAGCGGCATAATGATTTTGAAGTAAATTTTGATATGTCCGAAGAAAGTTATAATTTTGACATAGATATGAAGTTTGAAAGAACTGTTAAATTAGTTAGAGAGCAGCCATTTAAAGCAGATATATTGTTTAAGTCAGTGGTTACTTCGACTAGAGAGATTGCTAGTGAACTAGGAATAAAGGAACGAAAACTAATATACGATAACAATAAATTCAAATCAGAAATAAAAAACAAACTAAAATGAACGAAATATTAATTAAACAAAAGGATTTTATCTATGCAGTAGCACATGATCTAATCCGCCCCGACCGTTCAAACGATAATGTCAAAGAAATATTAGCAGCTTATAACACAATAGATGCAACTACTGAAGTACTTGTCGAATGTTCAACTTGCGTTAATATCTATAAAGATGCTTTCAGTATCATATTAGCATACATTAATCAACCGATTGAAGACAAACCTAAATCAAAGAAATAATGCCATTCAAAGCGAAATATACATTTGATTATGAAACCGAGCCGAATCCAAAGGAACGCTTACGAGTTGGTAAGGAATGCGAAAAGAACTTAAAACTAAATGTAAAAAAGTATAAACCTATTGAAAGGCAAATACTTTATACTAAAAACATTTTAATGATTTCAATTACTTATGAGGGAATACATATTAATGAGGGGATTGCCGCACCGGCCGTTCAGGATTAACTATTTTAATTCGGTAATATTGAAAAAGACTTTTATTTATATAATGAACTGATGCCCAAACCTTTAAAAAACGAACCTAAGGAAAAATACATTCAACGATGTATGTCCGATGCTGAAATGAAAAGTAAGCATAAAGATGATAAAGAACGCTATGCAGTTTGCCAGGCTTTCTTTGTTGAATATCAAACAGACGAATATCAAAATCAAAACTTTTGGAAAAATGTCAAATAATAAGTCATTAGAATTTATAACCGAATTACCTAACTATGCTAATCAATATATTGATGTTTGTTTAAATCATGTTAAAGAGGTTGCAACTGGTTCGGGTAAGATAGTTGAGCAAAGAGAAAGGCATATACCTACAATAGCGTTTTTTCTTAATATTTGGATGCCTAGAAACGTTGGTGACACAATAGCAAGGAATACTTATTACGATTGGTTAAATGGCAAATGTGAGCTTAAAAAGGACACTATAAAAAAGATAGATGACTTATTTCAATCGTTAGCAGCGGATATTGTTGCAAATGAGGGCAAAGGAATATTCTATGCAAAGAACAAATTAGGTTGGACTGATAAAATGGATTCAACTCTAAACGTACCAATTAAGATATTAAACTTAGATCCATTAGATGATTCAAAGGACAACCTCCTTATTGAAGATAGCAGCACTTAAGAAACGAATTAAAGTTATTCGTGGCGGTCAAGGTGCAGGCAAGACAATAAGTATATTGATATTGTTAATCAATCATGCATCTAGTAAACCAAATAGAGAAATACTTATACTATCGGCTGAATTAACTAAAATGAGATTAACAGTCATTAAAGACTTTGTTAAACTTATGCGGTTAATTGGTATCTATGACGATGCTAGATTTTTAGCAGGTACTTTATACCGATTCCCAAATGGTTCGTTTATTAAATTTATAGGATTAGACAAGTCCGATGTCGGTAAAGGTTTACGTTCCGATGTCGCATATTTTAACGAGGTCAATAAAATAGACTTTGAAAGTTATAGACAAGTAGCTTCACGTGCCGGTCAAGTTTATGCAGATTACAATCCCGATAGTGAATTTTATATTGATACCGATGTTATTAAAAGGGAGGATTGCGACTTTCTGCAATTAACTTTTAAAGATAATGAATTGCTTTCTGAAAATGAACGTAATGAAATATTGATGTATCAAACAAATGGGTTTAATGAGAACGGCACTATTAAAAATGAATATTGGGCTAATCTATGGAACGTTTACGGCTTAGGTAATATCGGTAATTTACAAGGGGTAGTATTTAACAATTGGGCTAAATGTGATTTAATACCAAATGATGCTGAATTTATTGCCTATGGAATTGACTGGGGGTTCACCTCAGACCCCACTACTTTAACAGCCGTTTACCGTTACGATAGCAATTTGTATTTAGACGAACTGATTTACGAGACAGGGCTAACCAATAGTGATATTATAAAGAAGCTAACTGAATTGGGGGTGCAAAGAAATCAAATGATAGTTGCAGATAGTGCTGAGCCTAAAAGTATTGAAGATTTAAGACGTGCAGGTTTTAGAATAGAGGGTGCAAAGAAAGGGCCTGATTCAATCCGTAATTCAATTGATACTTTACAGCAACAAAAGATATTTATAACTGCAAAGTCCACAAATGCAATTAAAGAGGCTTATAATTATAGATGGGCTACTGATAGCACAGGTAAGAATATAAATGTACCCGAAGATAGAAATAATCACTTTTGGGATTCGGTTAGATACGTAGCTTTAAACCGACTTAAGAAATCTACTTTCTTTATTCAATAAAATGTAAAAATCAAATAAAATACTATATTATAAAGATGAATATTCCTAAACGATACGAAGAGTTAACGGTTGACCAATTCCAAAAATTAGAGGAGTTGAAAACAAATAATTCATTAGATAACTTAGATAAAGCTGTTTTAAGGCTATCAATTCTAAGCGGTAAATCAGTTAAAGAGATTGAAGACTTAAGCCCCACAAAGGTATATGATGTGTTAATTGATGCTATATTCTTAACAATTCCTATTACTCAAATTGTAACACCAGATAACATTAGTTTAGGTGGCATTAAGTTTAGATACATTAAAGAGATACATGAATACAATATTGCACAGGAAAAGGATTGGAAAGAAACTATCAAAAACTTTGATAATAATTATTTTAAGTGTTTGCCAGAACTTATGGCAATTTGTCATCAAGAATTTGAGAACGGCAAATGGGTTTATAATTCAGATAATCATCAAAGAAACGTTGAGATATTTAGAAATTCTAAACTTAGTGAATCGCTTGGGGCTGTTTTTTTTTATTCCAAAATTTTCAAACGTTACACCGAAATTTTAGCGGACTGTTTGGTTCAAGCAACTCAAACTATACAGGAAGCCAATCAGATGATGTCGGAAGATTTAGAGTTTCAGACTTTTTTGAAAGGTGGGGGTGGGAATACAATGTAGGTTTAGTAGTTAAAGATACTAACCTAAATGAAGATAATATATTTGAATGGTCAGTTGTTCGTTTTTATAACAAGCTGGCATATTTAAAGGACAAAGGAAAATTTGAAATAGCATTGAATGGCAATAGATAAAGAGATAATAGCATTATTAAGTGACTTTGGTTTAAATTTAACTATTGACACTAAAAGCAATTTAAGAAAACGAATTAATGAACGTGCTGCAAAAACTTTATCTAAATCTAAATTTAAAGATAAAAGTGTTAAAAATGTTCAAAGTAGATTAGAGGCAAGCGTTAAGGCTAATGAGGTTAAATATGCAAGTGGTGGTTTATTATTTACATTAACAATGAATGATTACTGGGATGTTGTTAATAGTGGACGTAAAGCAAGTGGTGTAAGTTCGGAAGGTCAAAGTAAAATAGAAGAATGGAGTTCAACAAGGGGAGTTGCTCAAAAAATAAGAGTTAGCGATTTAGAATTACGCAAAGAAAAACAAAGTAAATCAAAACGTAAAAGTGAATTAAAGAAATTAAAATTAATGCCGTTTGAACAAGCAAAGAAAGCGGCGGCATTTTTAATAGCACGAAAATTAAAAAATAATCGTTTAGACCCTACTCACTTTTTTGATGAAGTAATTAAAGACGGTAGGGTAGATAAATTAAAAGAGGACATTGCTAAAGTAGTAAAGGCTGAAATAACAATAGATATTCAACAAGCAAGTAAATAAATGGCAAAGTTAAGCAAAGAACAACTTGAAAAACAAAAAAAGCAATTTTATAAAAAGATAGATTTAATCGATATTAAGTTAAATAAATTAAATGAGCCTAATAAAATTGGATTTGTTTATAAAAATAGAATAGTTTAAAATGGCATTAACAATATATAAAAAACCGCAAGTACTAACACCTGCATATAACGCTCAAGTGTTCACAGCATTGTCGACAAACATAGCAATAGCCGATTTTAAATATGTGGTTAAGGTTACGATTAACGGTAAAATTTACACAAAAGAATATTTGCAGCGTCCCGACGGTTGGCTAGTAGTTGATGTAAAAGAATGGGTTCAAAATTTTATTCAACATTATTTCAACCCTGCCTTAAGTTTAGCATATCCAATTGAGGTTGCAACTAATAAAAGCATAACAGTTTTAGTTGAAGTAGGCGACTATTACTCTGGAGTAGACCATTTTACTTATGCTTACACATACAGAGCATTTGATGCGAGCTTAACAGACGATGCATTTAGACTTTATAATTATAATGATTACATATTTAATCAAACGGCAGGTAAACTATTTTTATCAAAAACGACAAGTACAATTACACCAGACAATAGATTGGTGTTAGGTCAAGATTTATATTTACATTTTATAAACCCAGTCGCCAATCCTATTACATCTTTATTAATTAGGTTAAGTAGAGGCGGTTCAATCATTGCAAGCATACCAATAGCAAGTATGCCAATAGCTGCTTTATATGATATTTATGCAATGAGAATAAATAGCGCAATGTTTACAAGTGTAACTCCGCAAGTAGGCGACATCATTACAGTAAGGTTTATAAATTCAGGTGGCGTTATTGCATTTATAGATGTAACAATTAAAGACATTTGTACAAAATACACCGATAATGTTTTGTACTATTTAGACAGAGATGGGAATATAGTATTTTTTCACTTTGATAAAATATCTAAAAATTCATTCACTAAAAAAACAAACAACGTTACTTTAAATGCCGACCGATTAAATACAACAACTGGCGCTTATGGTTCAAATACATGGGACAGAGAAGACCATACAATCAGTACTGCAATTGAATCAACTATTTTATTAAACACCGATTGGATTACAGAAGAACAAAGCCAAAGACTAAACGATTTATGGTCAAGCCCACAGGTTTGGTTGTGGGACGGAATTAAATTAATGGCAGTTAACTCTCCGAGTGGCGCATATGAAGAGTATAAGAGCGCAAATGAATCATTGGTAAACTATACGGTTACTTTGAATACAGGCACAGTAGAAACGAGACAAAGAGGTATCTAATGGTAAGAACAGAATTATACATAAATGGTGCAAACGGTACAGATGGGTATTTAAGTTTTCCTTTCGGAGTTAATATTCCTGTTAGCATAAACTTTAATTTAGCGGATGTTAGAAATCCCGAACAGCGTAAGGCATCACGAAGTCAAACTATTAATTTGTTTGGCACGAATGAAGTAAATAAGTTATTTGAAAATTTGTTTGAGGTAAATGTTGTAACGCAATATTTCAATAAGAATTTAAAAACACCTGTTAGATATTTAGTTGACGGCTTAGAAAACTTCGCTGGTGACATGCAATTGATTAGGATAAACATTAAGCCTGACAACTCGATTGTTTATGAATGTTCAATCATTGGAGAGGGTGGTTCTTTGTTTGTTGACATTGGCGAAAAATTAATAGTTGGAAATACAGATAGTAATGAAGATTTAGATTTTAGCGACTATGACCACAATTACACACGTGCTAATCAAATAGCTTCTAGGTCAAACGTTGGTACTGGTTTAGGTTATTCTTACCCATTTGTAGATAGAGGTACGAACGGTGGTAGTGATACTATTTTTAACGTTAAAGATTTTTTACCTTGCTTTTCGATTTACGAATACATTAAAAAGATAATTGAAAATACAGGCAGAACATTTACAAGTACGTTTTTAGAAAGTAGTTTTTTTAAACATTTATATTGTTATCCTAATTTGATAACAATGAATGGTTCTTTAGCACAACAACAAGCATCACAATTGTATGCGGGTTTAAATAGCGATGTGGCTTTAGTAACAAGCCCATCAACTTCTAGTATTTCTTATAATACAATTCAATATAATAAAGAAACTCCAAGTCCTCCATTTTTTGATTTAGGTAATCAAAATCTAAACGGGATTATAACAATAGCATTTTCTAAAAATTATAACATTGTAGCCCATCAAAAAATAAAATTAAGATTTAGTTATGTTAATCCTCCGTATGTTGCTGACCATGTATTAGTAACGGGCGGTATTTATATTTATAATTATTTGCAAAAATCAACAAATGGCGGTTCGACATGGAGTGATATAATTTCAGTAACAAATCAAGCTTTATCTTTTGGGCAAACGTGGACTCCAAATTTCGCAATAAATGGTGGAGAATTACAAACGGATTTTAATATTAATCAAGATTACTTTGATACGTTTGATATTGCAACTGGGGATATACCATTAAATGTAGGAGATAAAATAAGACATAGATTTTTTATAAGAAAAGCTATCGGCTTTTATGATCCTGATACTGGAGATTTTATTGAAGATTATCAATATATAGATGTTAATGGTAATTATTTAGATAATACTTTTGGTACTGAAGATTATAAATCTGTTAGCGGAATAAACGGAAGCACTTACTATGCTTTAAATAGTCAATCTACTTTAATGGAGGGTGATTTATTAGAAGTAAACAATGCCCTACCAACTAAAATAAAACAAAAGGAATTTTTAACATCAATATTCAAAGCGTTCAATTTATTTGTTGAGCCGAATCCCGATAACGAAAACGATTTAATAATAGAACCGTTTGACGAATTTTACAATACAACTCCCGTAATTGATTTTGAAAATAGAACAGACTTAGCAAAAGACCAAACCATTAACCCTAACTTATTAGAGGGCAAACGTTATATTTATTCTTACAAAGAGGATAAAGATTATTATAATGATTTATATAAAAAGACACATAACGAAGTGTTCGGAACGGAACAAATTGATGTCGAAAATGATTTTATTAAATCAGACAAAAAAACCGAGTTGATATTTTCAGCAACTCCACTTGCCGCAAACTATGGTTTAGGAATAGCACAACCACGCATTTACACGCTTGACGGTACGAATAAAAAAACAATATCGGCAAACATACGTTTGATTTATTGTGACGTTAAAACAAGCCCTAACCCTTACACATATAAACAAAGTGGATTAACCGATTTAGTAACTACTGAATATCTACATGGTGGCATGGAGGACGATGCTATGAATCCTACCGTTTCTTTAATGTTTGGGCCAGCAAAGGAATTTTATTATAGCTACATTAATGCTTACTTTACTAATAACACTTTATACAACGCTTATCACAAACAATACATTGCTAACTTAATTGATAGAGATGGAAAATTTGTAACTAAATATTTATGGCTAACTCCAAAAGACATTAATCAATTTTCGTTTAGAAACCGATTGTTTATCGACGGTGCTTACTACATAGTTAATAAGATTGAGAATTATACGCCATTAGACCAAACGTCTACAAAAGTTGAGTTAATTAAGTTATTAGAATCAGCGGTATTTGTTCCTGAGCAATTCCTGATAAGTGATAGCCCTATTAATGCAGGTAACGGTGTAGCTACTGCTCGTTTAAATAGTTCTTTAAACGTTGGTACTAATATCCAAAATAGAGGGACTAATTGTTTGGCAATAGGCGAAAATATTGTTATTCCTGAAAGCTGCGAAAACTTAATTGTATTTGGTAGTAATATTACAGCCGATGAAAATAGCACTGGTTTATTATTGAATTATAAAAGTTATGTTGCTTTGATTAGTCAAACAGGAACGGCTGCACCAACGGTTACTATTTTAGAAAATACAATAGGTGATATTGTTTGGAGTAGAAATGGATTAGGCGCATATTCTGGAACTTTAACAGGTGCTTTCCCTAGTGGTAAAGTTATTTGCTTAAGTAACCAAATTGATATGCCTACTATGACATTATTACTAAGAAAAAATAACGATATTATTTCTATCAATACAGGAACGCCTGGCACTACTACAATAGCAGATAATATATTAGATAACACATCAATAGAAATAAGAGTTTACAATTAATTATGATAGAAAAAATAGAACACTTAGAATCAATGATGAATAACGAACCAAGCCAAATTATATTGGACGGTTTAGCTTGCATTCATTTATCAATTAACATAGCAGCAACGGGAAACACAGACCTAATTAACGCTTTACAAAATGGCAGATAATACTGATATAGCTTTCGACCTACAAGTCAAGGGAGTTGAACAATCTATAAAATCAGTTAAAGATTTAAAGTCAGCAATAACAGCTTTACAAAATGAAGCTGAAAGTTCCGATATAGGTAGTGAGCAATACAAAAATGCTATTGAGCAACTTGAGTTATTAAATGATAAATTAAAAAGTGTTTCACAAACTGAAAAGCAAACTGCAAAAGCTACTGAAGATTTAGCAAAGGCAGAAAAAGAAGCCACTAAAGAAACACAGGATTTAAGAAAGCAATTTGAAGTTTTAGAAGACGAACTGTTTTTATTAGCAGGACAAGGTAAACAAAACTCAAAGCAATTTAAAGATTTAACTATTGAAGCAGCAAAGTTAAATAAAAAGATTGATGAAGTAAATAGTTCTTTAGGTGGTAATGAAACCGAAAGGGCTGCAATGGGTTACGGTAAATTAAAAGAGGGGTTAATGAACCTTGACTTTAAATCTGTAAAAGAAGGATTAACTGGAATCAAAACAGCTTTAGCTGCTACTGGCGTGATGATTATCGTTATGGCGGTTAGTTATCTATATGAAAACTTTGAAGAGTTAAGTAAAGGAAGTGGATTACTTGCTAAAGCCTTACAATTTGTAGGTAATATAATAACACAAGTAACCGATGGTATAAATTGGTTAACTGATAGCATAGGTATTACCAATACGGCTTTAGATGATATGGGTGAGGCTACTGTTAAGAATGCTGAAAAATCAACAGAGGCATTAAAGACACAAACGAATGAATATGATAGACAAATAGCAGCAGCTAAGGCAGCTGGTAAAAGTACAGTTGATTTAGAGATAGCTAAACAGGCAGCTATCATTGAAACTAATAAAGCATTGGTGCAGCAAACTATTGCTTATGTTCAACAAGGCGGTGTATTAAATGAAGAGCAAAAGAAACTATTAACAGGTCAATTAGAGGCTATTAAAACAGCCGTTACAACTCAACAAGTTGTTACATTAACAGCCGAAAAGGAAAAGAACGAAAAGTTAAAAGTTGTAAGGGATGCTGAAAATGCAATACGATTAGCTGAATCAGATGCCTTTTGGAATAAGGAATTAGCTAATATAGCAGCAGACCAGGCTGCAAAAGACGCTGCAAGATTTGCTGAAGAGCAAGCGCAATTAGATTTAGAAGCCCGACAAATTGCACAGGATGAGGCTATGATTGCAGGCACGCAAGCCCGTAATGATGCAGCAAGGCAGGATAAAGCGGATAAAGATAAAGCGGCAGCGGATAAAGCGGCAGCAGATGAAAAAATGTGGAGGGATAATTCTTTGCAAGCTGCTGGCGAATTAACGACCTCGCTATCTTCTTTGTCTGATAGTTATTTTTATTTTAAACGTAAAAACTTAGAAAAAGGAAGTGCCGAAGATTTAAGGCAAGCTAAAAAACAATTTAATATAAATAAAGGTTTAGCAATAGCAAGTGCTACTATTAGCGGAATACAAGGTGTGGTTAATGCTTTATCTGCTCAATCAATTATACCAGAGCCTTTTGGGACTGCATTAAAAGCGGTTACAGCTGTTGCAGTTGGTGTTGCGGCTGTTGCCAATATTGCTAAAATATCTTCTAGTAAATTTAACGAAGGTGGAGGCGGTGGCGCAGGCGGTGGTGTAAGTCCTACTATGCCATCTATACCCGCACCTCCAACAATTTCGACACCCGAAAATAACACAAATAAAACTACTTCGTTTGATGAAACAGGAAAAAATCTAAACGCCCCAACAACGGTTACGCCAACTATTAAAGTAACAGCAACAGTAGGAGTAGATGAAATTTCTGCTAAAAAAGACAGAGTAGACGTTTTAGAAAATCAATCAACTTTTAAATAAATAAAACAAATGGAAAATAAATTACCAATTTACTATGCAACAATTAATACTAATCTAACAGGCTTAGAATTAAAAGAGCAAGGAATACAGAATATTGCATTAGTAGATAGCCCTGCCATGCTTACCGAGTGGCTTATGTTTAACGAACAAAAACCCTATGAATTTAAAATGGCATTGCAAGAAGAGCAAAGAATAATCACAGCACCCGTTATTGTTGCTGACTTACCGATATATCGTAAAGTAATTAATAATGGTATTGAGGAGGAATTTTATGTAGTTTATAAAAAGGAAACTAATATGCAAATACTACAAAAATACATGGCCGACGGTAACCAAAAGAAAGTTAAGTTAACCCATGATACAAGCGACCTATCAAAAGGTGTGTTTGTGTTTGAAGTATTTATGTCCGATTCAAGTCGTGGCATTAAACAGCCCGAAGGTTTTGATTTACCAGACGGTACTATTTTTTGCAGCATGAAAATTAACAACGATGCTATTTGGAATGAAGTAAAAAGCGGTAAAGTAAACGGTATTAGTTTAGAAGGTTTCTTTGACTTAGAACAAGAGATTGAATTGACTGAAAACGAGGTTGACGCTATCATAAAAAATATATTGTAAAAACCTAATTTTTTACTATATTATATTAGAAACTAAAAAATATAAATATGTTATCAAAAGAAACAAAAGATTTAATTAAGTCCGCCTTAATGAAATTAGGAGTTGATTTACCAGCAACTAAAGTTGTTAAGTTGGAAGATGTTACGTTAATTGACGGAACTATTTTATCAGTTGACGCTGTGGAGGTTGGTGCAGCCGCTACATTCACAGGGGCAGACGGTGTCGCAGTTCCTGCTGAAGGAGAATATGAATTAGCAGATGGAACTACTGTTATTTGTGTAGCTGGTTTAATTACTGAAATAAAACCTAAGGAAGCAGATGCTCAACCTGAACCAGTAGAACCAAGCGAAGATATGAAAGCTATCTTAAGCCGCTTAGAAGTATTAGAAAAAGGTTATGCCGCTAAGCAAACTAATTTAGAATCGCAATTAAGCGAAACTAAAAAAGGTTTACAAGTTGCTCTAAGTGCTATTGATGCAATGGATAAAAATTCAGTTGCTATGAACTTAGAAGCTAAGTTCAAAAAAACAGAAAAAAACTACAACGAATTAACTTCATTGGAATTATTCAAATTAAGAAAACAAAATAAATTCGTAGGATAAAAATTAAATTATAAACTAAAAAATAAAAACAAAACAAAATGGCAATATCTTATTCAGCATTAGTAGACATTAGAGGACAGGCAGTTGATCCAGTTATCTCTGAAATTATCTTTGAAAACAAAACAATTAGCGAAGGCTTAGTGGCTTTTGAAACAGGAATTAAAGCAGGCACAATTTTTACTGAAAATGTAAATGCTGTAACTATGCAAGCATGGGCAGTAAACCCATCAGCTTCAGGAACTATTGGAATTAACGATGTATTAATCACTCCTGTTAAAGTTGAATTTTTTGACGCATTCACTCCGAATGATTTAAGAACTTCTCGTTTTAATCGTGATATGAAACCAGGTGCATGGAATGATGTGTCTGACGAATTCGCTAAAATGATTTTAAACGGTGTAGCTAAATCTATTTCTGCTGACGCTGAAAATAAATTTTGGAACGGTGCTACAAGTGCAACTAAAACGGCTGTGGCTGCTTTAACTGCTGGTACTTTAAATACACAAGTATCTACACAAGAAAAAGCATTAGTTGCAGCAATGCCAACTAACTTATTAGATTCAGTTATTACACGTGCTATCTATAACAATACAGCCGTAGGTGGTCGTATTAAAATAGTAGGTACAGCTGCAATTACAGCTGCTACTATTGTTGCTCAATACAAATTATTATATGGTGCTATTGTTGCTGAAACATTAAGCGCATCAGATGAGAAGGCGTTTATTTACGCACCTCGTTCTCATAAGCAATTAATTAACTTAGCAAATGTTGATTTAACTTATCGTGATGTGTTTGCTGTCGACATGGTTGCTGACAAGTATTTTTACTTAGGTGTTGAAATTAAATTTGTGCCAATCGCTGAAAACGTTATGTTAGTAGCGGTTCCAAGTTCAATCAAATGGTGTACTGATTTAATGGAAGATTTAAACATGGTAGTTATTGATAAGTTCCCTCAACCTCGTAAAGATTATTTTTATGATGTAGTATTTACAATATTCGCTCACGTTACAAACCAACGTTTTAACACTTTGTACGTAGGATAAATAAATTGAGGGGGTATTAATTTACTCCCTCTTATTTTTAACATTATAAAATTATAAAATTATGCCTTGTCCATTAACACAAAATTATACATTAAAAGACTGCTTAACAACAGCTGGGGTAGCTTCATGGTATATTACTCCATTTGCTAACATGCTAACAGCTGTGCTAACTGCAAATGTTGTAACTGCTATCACTAAAACGCTAGCTTTTAAAACCATTGCTCAAGAGATTGAACAAGGGACCTGGTCTTATACAGGTGCTGGAACTTCAGCGGCTGGTACTAAGGCTTATGACTGGGAATGCTCAATCAAAATGAATGGTTTAAATACATTAGACCAACAAGAAATTGAAACTATCTTAAATAACAAAGTGGTACTTATTGCAGTAATGCAAAACGGTGACGCATGGATGTTAGGTCGTGGATATGGTTCAAATGCAATTGATTCTAAATTTGAAGCAGGTACAGCAATGGGTGACTTTATCGGCACTACATTGACTGTTAAAGGTCGTTCAAGCGTATCAGCTGTAAAAGTTGACCCAACTATCTTAGCTGGTTTATTAACTCCATAGTGAATTAATTACACAAATATTAAAGGCTATCTAATCGGTAGCCTTTTTTATTTTGTAAAAGTTTATTTTTTTACTATATTATAATAGTGATATTAATAAA